CTCCAGGATTTCTTGTCTATCAGCCATGCCTAAGCCAAGCACAGTTGATGCTCCAGCCGAAGGCTTGCCGTCAATAGACAGAAGGCATCCACTTAAAATAAGTGTGTTCAGCTCAGCAGAAGTTTTATCGTTGTTTTCCATAATCTTCTTTTGAGTCAAACCGTTAGGGATAGTAACTTTTGCTACTCCGCGCTTGGTTTGAACTTCCCAAACTCGGTCCTTAATTGGGTCCTCTAGCTTTTTGACAGGCACATCATTTACTAGGTGGACCGATACATCCTGCTCTGTTGAACAAGAAGAACAGCGGACTCGAAGCCCAAGCTCGTCACCAAAGGTAACGCGGCGGATACCAATCAGGATTGTGTCCCTGTCTCCAGATAGAAGATTATCTAGGTCGTCCTTAGTAACATCACGGCTACCTAGCTTTACTAGACCACGCTGCAAAAGAACATTAAGAGCCTTACCTGTAGAGCCAGCTTTTTGGATTGCTTCCTCATCTGCTCCAGTAAGTTCCTGGACTTCTGCTGTAGTCAATACGCTACCGTTCTGTTCGATAAAACCACCTGGTAGTTCTATTTCAGACTCTGAAGGGGCCCGAGTCTCGATTGTTTTCTCGGGCTCCTCCATCATCTTTTGTGCAAACTGGTTTACGAGTTCTGCATCAGTAATTACTTCTGGCACGATTTATACTCCTATTGTTTAGTTATTAGGCTGGGGTGATTGCTGGGTTTCGTGTACCTGCACTATCAGTGAAGTATACCGAAAGTCCCTCATGGACTAGTTGCATGGTCTCAAACAAGATAGCTCCATTGGTTGCATCCAAGCCCGTGTAGTTCAAGCCAGTAATCCACGCGTTGTGGACTTCAAACGCCATCTTTGTAGTAGCGCTTGTTACTGTTGCGTTTGGATGGTCCTGAACGTAAATCTTTACATTTACGCGGAAGCCCTTGTTGGCGCCTACTGCAATGCCCTCACCAGCGGATGCAGCAAACAGGCCGCGCATCCAGGTCATAGCTTGGTCGTTTCCTGAGAGAACGCCGCGGCTAAAGGTGACAGGTGTAAAGGTTGTCATACCAGGAATCTGGTGGACAGTGGTGTTGTAACCGCCTTCACGGTACTGAATAGCCTGTGTAGTAATTGACAGGCCATCAATGCTTGTGAAGCCGCCTACCCAACCAGTAGTAAATGATGTGCTGAAGACACCATCACTTGCTGGGGTGAACTCTGCGTAGAACCGAAACGAGCGTAGCGGGTCTGTAGCAAGAGATGAGTTAAAGCGTTGGATAATTGTGTTATCTGTTGCCATTGTTTATTTAGCTCCTTACGCTACCGTAACGGTGGTTCCACCGTCATATTGGCCAATTTTGATAACAACGAATTCAGCTGGGCGCTGCAATGCAACTCCAACTTCAAGGTGAACTTCGCCATTATCAATACTTGTTTGTGGGTTATTGTCAGCATCACACTTTACAAAGTATGCGGCTTGTGGTGTTCCTCCACGAAGGCCACCTTGTGACCAGAAGCTTGTGAGGAACGAGCTAACCGTTGCCGAGATTTGGCGCCATAGACGTTCATCGTTAGGCTCAAAGATAGCAAAACGAGTTAGGTCAGAAAGCGACTTCTCTAAGTAGATAAGAGAACGACGTACTGGTACGTACTTGTCTACATATCCAGGCTTTAGGGTGCGAGCGCCCATAACAACAATGCCAGAGCCCGAGATGTAACGGATTGCGTTAACGGGCGCGGATGCTGTATTGAGTGAGTCTAGGTCGCTGTTTGAGAGTGGTGTAACAGAGACTGCGCCTGCAATACGAGTTTGCAAACCAGCTGGTGCCTTAAACACTCCACGAGAAGCGTCAGTTGCAGCGTAGATACCTACAACAGCTCCGCCAGCTCCTACTGTCTTTGTAGCAGTTGCTGGTGCTCCCACAGGCGCTGTTGGGTCAGCGATAGTAATTTGTGGGTAGTAGACAGCTGCGTATGAAGTAGAGGTGTAGCTTGCTGCTAAGGTAAGCTGATTAGTAGCTGTATCGTTAATACCATCTACAACAACAAACACGTCATTAGCGCGAGTTGTTCCAGTAGCGTACGAGATTACGCCGTTAATGGTTGTAGCATCTGTTACGCCTGGAAGGTTAAGGATAAGAGACTGACGAACAATGTCGTATCCGCTAAGTGATGCAATTAACTGGGTGCTGGTTACAGCACTTCCGTTTGCACCTGTGCTAAGAGCAGAGTTTGGCTGAACGGATGGGTTACGTGTAGCACCAGTTGAGCTTGAACCAGCGTCAACAACAGAAATGAAGTTAGAGTTTCCGTTGATAACTGCAGGTGCATAACGGGCATCTGTAGAGGTCATGCTCATATCGGTCCAGCGCTCTACAATGTAGGCGTCAGTTGAACCGTTGTAGTAAACAATAAGGTTGAAGTATCCAGTAACAGTTGAAGCTGTTACAGATACGTTAACATTATTACCCCAAGTTCCAGCGTTTAGCGCGTTCACAATCAGGGTGTTCTGAGGCGAAACAGCGTTGTCAGTAAGTGTGCGGGTAGCTGCAGCCGCTCCTGTACCAACGGTGCGGCAGACATAAGCCTGGCTTCCACCATTAGCAAAGAACAAATACAGAGCGATAGGCAAGTTGTTGCTTGCGTTTGTATTCCATGAGCCAAACAATGTTACGTACTGGCTCCATGAAGTTACTAGAGTTGGTGTTGTGGGTCCGCGGTCATTGGCGCCAACAAAGGCAGCAATAGAGGTAGCGGCTGGCCCAACAACAGATTGAATTGGGTTCAACGTCTCTTGGACGTAGACTCCAGGACGGGCAAATGCCATTTATGTCTCCTTAGTTATTGGTTGTGACAGTTGTTGAAAGAGGTGTGAATCCGTCAGGAATATTAGTAGTAGTCGTATTAATGTGGGTGGATTGGATAATCTGTGTAGCAGCGATTGCCTGTGCTGGCGTCATCTCACTGACTATACGAATGGATAGAGCGTTGCGAAGAAGACGACGGTTTCCAGTTTCACTGTCTACTGTGTCTCGCTTCACAAATCCATCAAGGAACATAGAACGGTTAGAGGACTCAGTCCCTAACTGGTTCGGCACCGTCAGGTACCCGTACTTTGATGGAAACTTATTGAGCAGCTGGTACATGATTGCTCGGTCATGACGCGGGTGGCGGCAGAAGGAACTTACCTGGTAAATAAGGTCGTAGGCCACAGGCACAGGAAAGTCGTATACATAATCTGTAGTTGGGGCGATGGTGCCGTTGTAATCTGTGTCTACAAGGTAACCGTATGTCTGGCGGTATTCCGCGGCAACAATGTCAATAAGGTCAATGGTGATGTATGGGAAGTCTTGAGCACGGATTTCAATATCAGGAAAGCCGTACCATACCTTAACTGGCCGCGAGGCGTTCTTATCGTCAGCTACGGTGATACCAGAAAGATATGTTTTAAGGGCCAAGTCTTCCGCGATGATAAATGGGTTACCCATTATTCAGCACCTCCCATAAGCATGTTGTCGGCCATTACGTTTCCAACAGAAGAGTTCAGGTAGACGTCCAGGCGAGTAACAAAAGGGCGCAAAACAGCATTTGGGATGGCGTTAAGGTCGCCAAACTCTAGGGTGTCAATCTCGTTAGCCAGTTCTTCTGGGTAGGTGATTAAGATATTGTCATCCTCGTCGTTAGTTACAGAGAGGCGATTTACTATTCTTTCAGGCCAACTTGAGCCGCGAGCAAGGTTGCGAAGCTCAAAGGTAAGGTCATCTAAAAGCTCTTGGGTCTGAGCTACAGTCAAATATGGAAGATTATTTTTTGCGGGCATTTTTAAAAGCTTTTCCCGCTAAGTATGCCGCGCCCATTTTAAGAAGTATTTCTTTGTCCTGTTTAGGTAAGTTGTCGGCAATAGCCTGCGCAAACTCTATATCAGAGGCGCGGTCAACTTTTTTATCCATGGACAAACTCCTTGGGGGAGAGGCAAGATACTTCGCAGGGGGTGCAGCTCAGTTACCCGCACGGGCAACTACCATAAGGATAAAGCAAAGGCCCCTAGTTTAGGGGCCTAAGCGTTTAACTCTTTTACTTTGACTTCTTAACCTTCTTAGCCAAAGCCTTGTCCATCTTGGCGTCTTCCTTAGCAGATGGCTTCTTCTTATCCATCTTCTTGTCAGCCTTTTCAAAAGCTGCCTTTTGCTTTGGGGTCATGCCCTTCATAACCTTGGCATCTTGCTTTTTGTCAGCCTTCTTGCAAGCTCCCTTGCAGTTTGGCTTAGAGCAACCGCATCCGCATGATTTGCACATTACTTCTTCTTACCCATCTTCTTCATGGCCATCTTAGGCATAGCTGACTTCTTAGCATCTGCCTTCTTAGCCTTTGGGCCCTTGCCGTAGCCAGCTTCGCCCTTTTTCTTACCGCAGCCACATGACATGCACATTATTTATCCTTCTTTCCTTTAACGGCTAGCTTGGTCATCTTCTTTTTGCCGTACTTAAGGATACCAGCCGCAGCCGCTACAGCGGCAGGATTCTTAGCGCCAGATTTCTTAGCCTCAGCCTCAACCTTTTCAAATCGCTTGCCAGAGCCCAGCTTAGGCTTTTTTGCTGCCTTTTTTGCTTCCATCTTTTTTACCTACTTTCTTGGGCAACTTCTTGCCCTTGGGGGTGTGCTCTTCCCATTGCTGGGCCATCTGTGGATGGGTCGCCCACATCCACTTTTCTTGCTGTTTAGACTTAAATGGCATTATCCGACGTTATAGATGGTTAAGTTAGCTGATGGAGATGCTGGGCGAGTTGGGTTTGTACCAGCTGCAGTAGCAATTAGTGACATCCCCGATGCACCAGACCACCAGTGAAATTGGATATAGTCCCCAGCAACAATTGAAATAGGGGCTTCAATATTTGCTAATACTTGTGAATTCTGAGCACTAGCTGTAGTAAAGGTAAAAGCAGAAGACGGAACCTG